AGTCATTCATCACGGTTAAGGTTGATTCGTCGCAGATAGACGAGGCTAGGCTAGATTTCATCCGATTAACCTCCACTCCCGTAAGGCGCGAAGCTGTTAGGATAGGAGCAGAAGCGGCTTTGGTTTCTGTCAAGGGATACTATGCAAGAGGCGGGCGGCCCATGTGGGAAAACAAATCACTTTCAACGCATGGCCCCGGAAGAACCAGCACCAACTGGTTTTTCCCGGTGGAAAGCGGCTGGCACATTTCCAGCGCCAACGGCACAAGCACGACCTTATCAAACAATACCGTTGGCCTAGCTCACAAGGTCACAGGCGGAACCATCCGAGCCAAGCGCAAGCGATTCTTGACGATCCCCATTGATCCAAGGGCACACGGAAAGAGTGCCGCTGACTTCGCCAGCAAGTTCGGGAAACTCTTTGCCGTCAAGGGTGTGCTGGCAATCAGTGATGGGGAAGGCGGAATCAAACCCATCTATGCCCTTCGTAAGTCAGTCACGCACGCCCCATGGCCGGGAGCTTTGCCGCCAGAAAGGGAATACGTCGAAGCGTTCGCGGACGCCGCAATCCGCCACATCATCTCCATCATGGAAACTTAGCCTAGACTAAGATTTTTAGCCTAGGTTAAGATTTTATTTGACGGGGTTGATTGTTTCGGGTAATTCCGGCGCAGATGCTTGCCACGGAATCAATTCAATCCGGTTTCTCCGCTGAGATTTCAGCCGTGGAATCGTCGATTGTTTACTTGCCGGAAGGTGTCCACGAAATCTCCGCCACCGTTGACGGCAAGCCCCAGAAGCGCAAAGTCACGGTTGACGAGCGTATCCTTGCCGGGTTCTCGGAAGACTTGAAAGCCCGCCAATCCCGAAACGTTCGCCCCTTTGGTGGATTCGATCACAAGGAAGGCCCGGCTTCATTCATCCCCCTTGAGTTTCGCTACGAGCGCGGAACGGGATTGATCCTCGACGTTGAGTGGACCGCCGCAGGACGCGCAGCAATCGACGGCAAGGATTACAGCTACTTTTCCCCCACGTTCTCCCTCGCTAAAGGCAAGGGCATTCCCGTTGGCCTGCTCAAACGCGGCGAGGTGGGATCACTCGTCAACGAACCAGCCTTTGAAGAAATCGAACGCATCGCAGCCTCACACACCGAAACCATGGACATCCAACACCTCATCGAACTCGGACTCGTCGAAGCGGGTCAAGACCCCGACACCGCGTTAGAAGCCGCGAAAGCCTCGCTTGCGACCCTCCGCGAAACCGCCTCAACCGTCGAATCGGTGCAAGCCGCTGCCACCACCGCAACGGAAGAAGTCAACGCCGCCAAGGTTGAACTTGAAACCGTCAAGGCCGCAAACGTCGAACTCACCACCGAACTCGAAACCCTCAAAGCCGCCAACAAGCAAGCCGTTGAAGACGCTGCCGACAAAGCCATTGAGGAAGCCGTTCAAGCTGGCCGCATCCCCGCGCAAGACGAGGAAACCAAAACCTTCTGGCGTGATTCAATTCTCGCCAAGCCTGACAGCGCAAAAATCCTCGCTGCTCTCCCCGGCAAAGATGCACTGAAAGGTGAAACCATTCTGGCAGGCCGCAAGACCGCAGACGATGACAAGCCGAAAGGAATGGACGCCGTGCAAGCCGCCTTTAAATCTGAACTGGAAGAACTCACCAAGTAACATCTAACACTTTACCCTAAACCACCATGCCTAATAACCTTACTCTCCTTGACCTCGCCAAGCTCAACGGCTCTGATAAAGTCGTTGGTTTGATCGAAGAAGTCGCCACCGTCGCCCCCGAGGTGACGATCATCCCGGCTCGCACGATTCGCGGAACCAGTTACGATACCGTGATTCGCAACTCCCGCCCAACCGTTGCATTCCGTTCCGCCAACAAAGGAACCGACGCCACCAAGTCAAACTTCACCCCGCGCAAGGTTGAGGCGTTCATCCTGTCTTCCCGCGTGGAGGTGGATAAGGCCGTTGCCAAAGCCTACGAAGACGGACCGGACGCGCTCATGGCAATCGAAGCCGCTGGCGTAATGGCAGCCGCCCTTGTCACCGTTGGCTCTCAAACCATCTATGGCGATGCTGCAACCTCACAAGGCTTCTTTGGCCTGCAAGCCCTCGCAACCGCGCTTGATGCTGTCATCACCGACGCAGGCGGAAGCACCGCTGGAACGGGTTCTTCGGTTTATATCATCTCCGCAGGAAATCAAGGCGTTCAATACGTTTACGGCACCGGAACCACGTTTGACCTCTCGCCCTTCCGCGAAGGTGACGCTACCGACGCAGACGGCAAACGATTCGCGGCTTACATCGCGGACCTCACCGCATGGGTTGGTCTTCAATGCGTCAACAAGCACGCCGTTGCCCGACTCAAGGACTTCACCGAAGATTCCGGCAAAGGTGTCACGGATGCGAAGATTCTTGACGCCCTGCGCAGGATGCCAATCGGAAGCCGCCCGACTCATATTCTTATGAGCCGCCGCTCCGCTTATCAGTTGGCTATCTCCCGCACGATCACTCCAAACGCCAAGGTTGAAGCCGCGACCGGACTGGTCAACGGACTTCCCACCGAGTCGAACGGCCTGCCAATCATCGTCACCGATTCGATCACGGACACCGAAACCTTGTCCTAATCCTCAACCTCCAACTCATAACCACTTACTCCCATGGCCTTCGAATTTAGCAATAACCTCACGGACGCGAATTACATCACCACCAAGGCGCTTCACACCACTGAAGCTCTTTCCAACTCCTTCGACTTGGAAACCATTGTTGGCGGTGACATTCAAGACATCGTGGTGGAAATCAAGTCGCCAGCATCAGCCGCAACCACTGGTAAAATCTGCACTTACGTCCTGCAAGACAGCGCGGACAACACCACGTTTGCAAACATTGACCCGCTGACCTCCACCACCATCACCGCCGCCGATTCCGCGCTTGCCGCCAAAACCATCCGCTTCCGCATGACGCCGAACACCCGGCGCTACATTCGGGTCAAGCAAACTGGCGACACCCTCGGATCGGTTGCAGGTTCTTACACCTTCTCCCTCCTCTTCTGATTTCTGTCGGTTGCTCATTGGTCCCGCCCCCGGTTTCTGCCGGGGGCGGCGATGAGCTAACAGATTAACTCCAATGGCATGGACACCCCTAACATCCGCAGGACTTCAAACCCGTCTATCTCAAGACGAGTTCAACGCCTTGCTTGATGAGTGTCCGACGCCGGATGAGAAAATTACCACGATCCTGACGCAGGTTGCGCTAGAGATCGTTTCCCGCGTCAACTCAGGACGCCGCAAGCGCGGGCTTTCCCCAGCTTCCAACACGGGGCTAAACGTCCCACCCGGCGCTCAACGTCACGCATACGCTCTCGCGCGGCGCTTGATGACCGATTGCTTCCCGTCACTTGCCGCCTATAACGGCGACGACCGCAAGCTCTCCATTGACGAGGCGGAAACCTTTCTCGACGACCTCGCCAATAACAACGCCGACTCCGACGATGCGGGCGGCGATGCTTTCATTGCCGCAAGCTCTAACGGGCCGTTCTCATACGGCGGAAACAAGCTCTTGGATTTCGTCTCATTCTAACCATGGCTAGCATCACACGGGGCATTATGGAAAGCATCCAGCGGACACTCTCCGCGCATGCGTTCTTTGCCACGTCGCCGCAAATCCCGGTGCTGATTGAGGACTCGAAAGCCATCGAATCCGAAATCGGAAACGCCATGAAGATGACGGGCGCTTTCGTGATGATTATTGACTCAGGCGGTGAAGGTGACAGCCCCGGCTCTCCATCGGCGTCAATGCCATCATATCAATTCACATTGCGGGTTTCCGAAATTCCTTCCGTCTGGCGTGGCAAACCGGGGCCGACTCCCGCCGCTGCCGAGATTGCCGAAGCCGTTGCGCGAATCATGCACCAAAACGTGCCAACCGATACCACGGGCACGCGCCTAGGCAATGGCCCGCTCATTTTCCAATCCAAGCTCCCAGTCGAAAACGAATCATTCCTTCAATATGATGCCGTCTTTGAGATGAGCATCGTCCTTTCAAACCAACCTCCAACACGCTAAAACCATGGGCTTTGACCGCACTACCATCCTTCGCGGACCCGCGAAAATCACATTCGACGGCGCAACCTTTTACAGCAAAGGCGGCGTTGCAATTACCTTCCAAAACATCACCTTCGACAAGGAAACAGACGCTTACGGCGTTGTCGGGAAGGGCAAAACCGACGTGCAAATCCTTGTGGAGTTTGAACCCGTTGGAGAATTAGAAGCACTCACGGTTCTCTTCCCATACGGAAACACGGCCATTGGCTCCAAGATTTACGGAAGCAGTGACAAGGCGCTTGTCGTGGTTGCGGCAGACGCGACTTACACCATCAAGAACGCCGCCATTACCCAAATGCCTAGCTTGCGACTGACCGCAACGAACACCGCATTCGGACCCGTTCAATTCACCGGACTGCTTGACTTGGCCACGGGTGAACCAGACGACCCCGCATCCTATTTCACCGTTGGCGCAGGCGCATCCATCGGCACGGCATTTGATCCGGCGCTCATCGTCGCCAGCGGATACAGCGGGCTTCTTGGCGATGCGGATTTTTACACCGAGGCGGGATTTGACATCACGTTTGACCTCGCGCTCAACCCAATGACGGTTGACGGATTCGGAACCGTTGGAATGACGCTTTCCAATGTCGGGGCAAGCATCTCCTTCATCCCAACCGGAGTTGGAGCGGATTTCTTCGACGCCCTGTTCATCGACGGCGCGGTCATGGGCGCGGACCCCGGCGCACAATCCTTGACTCTCACCTCCATCGCTGGCGACGGGTTGGTTGTCGCATTCCCGCTTGTCAATATGACCGACATGCAACACCGTTTCAGTCCCACGGAAAACCGCCTTGGCCAAGTCAACTTGACCGCCAAGCGCACGTTTAATGCTGGCGCTCAAACCGCTCTTTTTGGAGTATCCATCAACACCTAACCAATGATTTGCACCCTCACCTTGGGGGCTGTCACACTCGATCTAGCAGGCGG